ATTTGGATAAAAGAAAATCTCTCCTTCTTTAAAAGGAGCTGAATGGTACTTAGCCATATATTTTGTTTAGGTTGGTATTACGCTAATAACAGGAGCGCCAGCAAAATCGAAAGTTCCTGAGAATGAAATTTGAGAGTTTCTTTCAGCAGTAATCTCAATTGAGTTTAATTGAGCGTCAACTGTAATAATTTTGTCACCAGAGTCAGTACCTCCAAAAACCAATTCAAACACTTTACCGATGTCTTCCATCAAGTCAAAAGCTGAAAGGTTAGATACTCCAGTAGATGCAAAATCTAGGTCTCCTGAGAAAGAGAAAGAACCTGACTTGTCTCCGCCTTCAAGTCTAACTCCATAGTCTCCGGTGCAATCGTTTCTAACGGTTACAGATTCGTTGGAGATAGAAACTGAAGCTGATGTTTTACAAACGACTGGAAGATTGTTCCACTCAAATGTAAAGAAATTGCCTAATTGATATGTTGCCATTGCTTATTCGTTTTAACAAATATACATAAAATTTTAATTATCAAGACACGAAGAAAATATCCAATGTATAAGATAATATTTTTTGGTAAGCGATTTGGCTACTTCCTTGCTCAATTTGTGTTCTGCTAAAGTTCTTTATAATGTTTATTGCTTGCAAATCGCCTGGTAATGTCAAATAATCTAAAGTCATTTTTTGCTGAATAGCATTAGAAATATTTTCAGAAACTTTCCTACCTCCGTTACCTTGTGGAAACTTGGTAACGATATTAATCTGAAACGTTGCGTTTTGTCTAATCGAGCAATCGTTGTTTGTTGTTTCTGCCTCGTTTTGGTCTGTAATAAGGACGTAAGCTTGTGAGCCTAAATAAATGGCTGGAGCAATACTTACAGGCAATTCGGTATCGTGTACTGGAATAATTGTACCGCTAAGCGTTAAAGGTGAGATTGCGTTAATTATCGCAACCCGTATGTCGGTAGATATTTCTCTCATTTTAAAGCCTTATTTATTTCGGTTACCATATCATTTACTAAATTAGCCGTATTTCTATAAAATGCCGGCATAAGGTAAGGCTGTCCAATAATACGTCCTTTACCATTTCTGTAATATCTCCTTGCAATTTCTCTTACCTCTGCTGAATATTGAGGATTTGATAAAATATCACGTGCACTTAAACCTGTTCCAAATTCCATCCATGCCTCCCATTGTTCACCACTACTTGGAACATCCAAACCAACTTGCCAAAATAATCCAGACTCCAAAACTTTTTTACCAATTTTTTGCCTAATAAAACTTAAATTAATTCTTGCGTCTCCAATTTGATAAGATGTTGGTGCATTTCTAGTAGCTTCTATTTCAATATTAGTTGCTGTGCTTGCCAAAGAATATTTAACCGCTTTAACAATTCCATCTCTTTTTTTATTCAAATCAGATAGGGCCTGATCCAATCCTTTAACCTTTACGCTCATATTCCAATCATGTTAATAACATATTCTTTATGCTGACGTTCTGACTCAAGGCTAATCGATGTAATCTTATAGTATTTTGAACGATAAACTATTTGATAAGTCTCGTCAGGCTCAAAAAAACTCCTATATTGAATTCTTACATTGTAAGTATTTGGCATAACCATTTGACCAGATTCTAACCCATTATTACCTCTAGTTTGTTTTACAGATGCAAATGTAACTATAGAGGTCAAAGGAGTTAAAACAGTTCCTCCAGCTGCATCGCTTACAGCTTGAAATGTTATAAAAGTTACCTTTTGATCGTAATTTCCAAAGTTTATCATACAAACAAGTCAGCTCTATATCTTAACTCCGTTGAAATGCTAGCCTTTTGAGCGTATTGCTCTTGTACTGTAATAAAATTCTGACGATATGCAAAATCAGTTGCAATCCTTTTTAACATTGCAATTCTTAGGTCTTGAGGCAAAGGATTTGTATTATTAAAACCAGCATAATAAACATAGTTTCGAATTTCGGTTTCGTCTGTTGTAACATCTGAAATCCAAGGCCCAATTGGATAAATCCTTTCGCTGCGCTTGTTGTTTGAAATAGTTACATTTCTAGGAACATAAAGCATACCGCTAACCTTTTCCGATTCCATCCTAGCTCCTGGAATTAGTTCGTTACTAATTAAAGAATCCCAATCTGCGAAATCTATTTGCATCCAAGCCTTAGCCTCTGCCAAGGTAATTGGTTCAGGTGATACGAAACTAGTATATCTAATGTCGAGTGGTCTAATTACGCTCATTTCGTTTTTATTTCTTGTTTGTCCATTTTGACCCAAATTGCTAATCCTTTGTCTACTAGGTAAGTGTCGTAAGTCTTTCCTACCGTTAGTACTTCGCCTTTCTGAAATGGTGCTAGGTCAACTAATAATTTTATCATAAAGATACTATTTATTTCATTAAATGTTTTTTCTCATTCCAAGGCTCGAAATCAGTCCAAGGTCTATAAGAATGAAAAACATAAAGTGAACGTATTAAACCAATCTTTAAGCCAAGCTCTTTAACTCGCATTGAAAACAGAGAATCAAAAGCTAAACTATTTTCTGTAAACTTAATTTTCTTCCAAGTCTTGTACTGAAATGCCATAAAGAAACCGGCAATATATTCCTTAATTTCTTCTACCCCACCCCCCTCGTATGACATGGCGATATTGTAATGGTTTCTAATGTTTAAATCGTTACTAAAGGCTTTTTCATGCAGTTGGTGCTTTGATCTTAGCCGATTGGTATAGCATCCAACCAAACCAAACTTGTCTCCATCTAAAGACAAAGCATCATGTATTCTCTTTCCCCAATCTGGAGTCAGATACAGAATGTCTCCGTCTTGCATCACTATCCAATCGTCATCATTTGCATTTATGCTGGCCAAGTATTCGTTGTAAGCTTTGCCAATGTCTTTATCTAAGCTAAATGGGTTTGAATAAAATATTTTCATTTGTAAGAAACAAATTCTGGTTTACCTCCAAGCTCCTCCCATACTTTTAAATTATGTTTGCCACTTTCTCTTTTTACATCTATTGGAATTGAACTTTTAAACTCATTGTAATAATCGCAAACGTGAAATAAATCTAGGCTATTTGGCAAATCAATATAAGGATACGGAGTTAATCCTAGTAGGTTAATCCTCTGACTATATTCAACGTGTTCAAATCCCCAAATGCTAAATTCTGGCCTCATACCTCCAGCCGTTTTGATTGTCTTTTGTGTTAAAAAAAGCAAACATCCATTTGGAGCTTTATAAGTTGTAAATCCGTTCCATTCTCCTTCTTTTCTTACTGATGGACTATAAAATTGATTTCTGTGATTTTTTTCAAATGTCAAAGCCAAATGATTCAGATTGGATTTAATATAAGGTTTTTCCCATCCTTTAATCTTTGGGTAAATGTCATCGTCTGCTAAAAAAACAAAATCAAAATCCTCAGCTAATTCCAAGCATTTATTTTTTGCTTTTGCTATTCCTTGCTGCTTATCAAACCTAAAATTTGCATTCTTTACTGGTATAGTTGATGCATCATCAACAATAAATATTTTAGCATTTTTAGGTTTATATTTTTTCCATTCTGCTAAAGAAAAATCCAAAACAGAATGCCTATTCCTAGTAGTTATACAGATTGCGATTTTTTCCATTGGATAAAGCTTGGATGATCTGAAAATAAAGTTTGATTATATTTTTTATTGAATAATTCTAGCTTAGACCACATTAAATCATTTCTATCACTAATGCTTCTTTCTTTTAATGTTTGGCTACCCAAATGATTTACTCTAGCAGAAGGCACTAACATTGGAGGCATATCAATTTTCTTTAATTGCTCAACTAAAGAATTGTCAGCAAACCAAAAATCAAAATCCTCATCAAGTCCACCAATTTCTTTATATAATGACCTTTTCATCATAAATGCCCAACCAGATAAGTTTCTGCCACACTGCCACCCTATTTCATTTTCTGTAATATCCTTTTGTCTAAAATCAGCCATTGCAATAGGACTCACAATAGGATAATCAGCAGCTAACAAACCATGCAGCCAACCATTTTTAAATATTAAATCATTATTACAGAACATGATCCAAGGAGCATTACCACGAACTGCTCCAAAATTTAAAAATTTGTTATAATTAAACTGTGAATGAGGATTGTATGTGGCTGCATTTTTATAGAATAAATTAGTCTTTTCTTCTATTACAATACAATTAACCTCCAAGCCATTTGCAGATTGGATACAAGTATCAATTGCATTTTGAGTCATTTGTGACCCTAATTTTGAAGCGTTTGAAATAAAAACTACATCTACTATTGGATTCATATTACTTTTTCTTTTATTTCTTATATTAGGTATATACTCTTGAGCAACGGTTGTTAAATCACTGTAATCGTAATGATAAAGAACTTTATTAATTTTAAATTCACTTTTTAGATGTGGTTTTAGAATCTTAGCATAAGCAGCATCCTCAGCTCTAGGTAAACTTGGAAATGAAACCTTTGTAGAAATTTCCTTTTTTATTACTGGAATATGATTTGGCAATCTAAAATATGCATCCTCAGTATTGTAGTCGTTAGGAAAATCTTTAGAATAGTAACAGATTTTAGGATTGTTTCCATTTAGGGAAACAGAAACCTCAAATACAATTGAATCTGCATTAGAATCAATTGCCTCTAAAATAGTTGAAATGTAATCTGGCTCAATACGATCATCACAATCAACAAATGAAATGTATTTACCTCTAGCCATGCTAATCATAAGATTTCTCTTATCTCCTAGCATAATGGTTTTGTTATCAATTAAATAAATAATCTCAACCTGCTTTTGTTTATCAGCATCCAAACCTTCTAATTGACCATACAGCATTTCTAAGGATTTAGGCAAAAAAGTGTTTCTCCTTTCAGATACTGAAGGAATCAAAATTGATAATTTAATATCGCTCATAAATTGTCCTAATTATATTTCGCCACAAGGCTTACAATTCTTTTTGAAATATACTTTGCAATCAGTCCCTTCATGATTGCATGGTTCTTCATCAAAGTAAACCTGACTTACACTAGCCTTAGAAGTAAACCTAAGACAAGTGTTTTTCAACTTGCATCTCTGAGGCTTACACATCGTAAATGTTGCCATATTTTATAATTTATTTCCTAAAGAAACTAATTTTCAATAAGTTAAACAAAAAAAGGCGAGAAAATTTCTCGCCCTTTTATACTAAACACAAACACAAAACACTATTAAGTAGTTTCAAGGATAGCCTTTGCAGCTGCAAAAGTTCCTTTAACCAATACTGGAGTATCGTTAGCAGAGATAAACTGCACCAAACGCTGCTCAATTCTTACAGTCTTCAAGTTGTCGATGAAGTCATCACCAGAGTCTCCAATAGCAACCTGCAAACCGCTTCTCAAACGTACGTTGATAACTGAAAGGTCACCACCTACGAAGTTAGCAGCAGTTCCAGTCAAAGCGTTAGTTGGGATGATGTTTACTCCCCAAGCAGTTACACCACCTTGAGCATTGAAAGTAACGCCAGCAGGCAAGATGTAATTCTTGTCATTATCTTTCTCAGAAAGCATCAAGTGATACTGACCAGTCTCAACAAATACACCATTTACAGAACCGTTTGCCGCTCTAACTTGAGCGATAATTCCGTGAATAACATCCCAGTTAGTAGCAGATTCAACGCCACCAGCCATAGAACCACCAGTAAAGGTAGTAGACTTAGACAGCAAACCAGCAAGCTGAGGAGATGTTCCGTTACCAGTAAACAACTGGTTTTCGATTACAGTCTCAACACGCTTTACTCCATTGGATTGGATGTAAGAAGCTAAGTAAGCCGCATCTTCCAACATTTCCATGGAAACCTTCATGTGTACACCGATTTTCTCAACCTTAGCTCTCTGTTCTTTGTATTGAACATCAAGTTGGGTTTTCTCAACACCTTCGCCAATCATTACTGGAGTTCCCTCCTGATCGTATTCTTCAACCCATACTGCATACTGAGTTCCTATTGCTCCAACGCTTGCGTTAGCAAGGTAAGTCAACAAACGCTGACGGATAGGAGAAACAACGCCAGTAAACTCAGAAATAGTTACCTGAGAAGAAGAGTTAGCGTTATCGATTGTAGAAGCTAGAGTAATAGTTCCAACTGCCTTCTCGTTGATTTCGAATACCAAAGGAGCCTTAAGACGAGCGTTAGGCTCAGACTTCAATCTTTCGATTTCTGCTCTTACTGGCTCGTAAGCCTTCATGAAAGCGGTTTTAAAATCTTCAGCGTTTACTTGTTTGTCTACTGCATTCTTCTGCATTGCAATGTCAAGCTTGTCAAGTTGCTTTTGCATCTCAGCAGCTTCTTCCTTAGTTACTACACCGCTAAGAGACTTAAGTAAGCTCTCAGCCTTTTCGAAAGCTTCGTTAGCTTTCACTTCTGCATTACTAGCCTTAGCTTTAAGAGCCTCGCCAGCCTCTGCAATTACTGCCTTTACGGCATCAATTGTTAGATTTTCCATGATTCAAATTGTTTTTTAAGTTCGTTAATTGTTATTATTTCCACCGCTTCGGCTTCTTTAATTTCCAAAGTAGGCGAGGCTGGCTTTAGAAACTCCAAAAGTGATTTAAGTTGATTTTCTAGTTTTTCAAGTGTTTCATCGGTTGCATCTGATGTCTTTACAAACTTCTCAAGTCTGTCAAGATATTCGAATGCGTCTGCTTCGCTTTTAAGGTCGATAAATGTAGTTTCAGGATTGGCACCCAAGAATTGTACTGCTGAGCCTTCATACATCATTACTTCCTTAATTAGGTTCGCTTTAGCTTGCTGGTCGAACTGTTCTTTAATAGTTCTAAAGCCAAACGAATGCTGGTTGATTAGTTCGCTCTCAATCATCTTCTGAAAGTCAGCTCCAGCGGCATGGCTACCAATTTTAGCCTCGTATCGCAAGCCTTTATTGTCTTCGTAAAGATTGTTGATTTTTGCGACAACTTTGTTTTTATCGTGATCTAGCAAATACTTGATTAACTGCTTTCCTTGAGGGCCACGCTCCATTACTGTCTTGGTAAATGCTCCTGCCTCAATAATATCGCCATCGAGGTCTTTGTTACCAAAAACAGCAAAGTAACCTGAAACAATACCCTGTTTCATGTCGCTATCTGTAAAGCCTTGGTTTAATCCTTTTTTTACAAAACCCATATTGCTAGTTTTTTCTAATTCCTTTAATTTATTCCTACTCCAAGTTAAAGCAGCCCTACCCCCCCATGCATCGTACATCAATAGACCACAACCATCAGAATAAGATGATGAAGATTCTAAATCAACTTCATGTCTGCTAAGATAGCTAAACATTCTTTTAATCGTATCAACTGAAATAGCCTCACCGTTTGCAAGCTGATTTGCCCTCTGCTTTCCGACCGGAGTACCACATGGCCCCCATCCGTTCTCATCAACGTATTTCAAAACTCTTTTGGCATTATTTCTAACCGCCTCGGGATAATCGGAATACGTTTGCTCGGCTTTCTCTAGCATTGCTTATTCGTTTAGACAAATATACAAATAAATAAAATTAACAAACAAAACTGCTTATAGAACAAATGTATCCTTAAAATACCTTCTAGCATAGGATTCTGAAACGTAAACCACTACACATGAGCAGTTTATAGTCTGAGCAGCTCCTCCGTTTAAATCTCCAGGCTTGTCCATCAAGACTTGAACCCCATTGGTAAAAAACACAAACGGCTGATCAAATCGTATCGGTTTATTCTGTGCTTGTATATGCTGAATTCTAGGCTCCTTTGCTCCTCCATGAATCCATATCTTCCATAGCTGAGTTCCTGTCTGATTGGCCCAATCTTGAGCAGAACGCTTCTTTCCCTCATTGTAAGCTCTTGTAGCTTCAGTCCTAGCAATTGCCCTAGCTCTTTTTATATCGGGAATCTGCCCAACCAACAACTCTTCAATCTGTCTAGGAGTTAATCCATCCTCAATACCTTTAGCAACTATCTCGTTAACTTTTTTTTGACTAGTATCCGTTACATCAAATATTAGCTGACCTAAATTAACAATTACCCAATTTTTTATAAACTCAAGCCAAGTGCTAAGAAAAAAATTATCTGGCAGAAACTTCTTCTCTCTATTGTCCTGACGAATCCGATTAAACTCTTTAGTTGCAGAATCAACAAATACAGCCTGATAGAACTTTACATAAGCATCCTGCATCGGCAACAAAGGCACAACTGGCTTTGCTTGCTCTTTTAATGCCTCTGTAAATATTTTTACTCCAAGGCGCTCGTATTTCTTCAAATCAGCTTGAGCAGACCTTCTAACCTTAGAGTAATTTATTTTATTCATTTCTTATGCTTGGAAGTCTACAAAGTCCGTTGCAGCGTTTCCTAGTGCCTCATCGCTTGGAATCACGTTGCTAGGTATCCAATGTACGTCCATCGCTGGGTCTTCGCTAGCGTGCCAGTTCAATAGGCTTCTAACCTCATTACCAGTAAAGTATGGAGACTTTCCATAAGTGTCCAAAATTACTTGCACATCTGGTTGTAACTCTGAGAACGATGAAATATCGAAATCAATCACATAATCCATGCCGTAAGACATCCCAAGCCATTGCGTAAACTTCTCCTCAATCATCTGAAGCTGTGGCATAATCACATCTGTAACCAAAGCCTTCTGTGCGCCCTCTAAATTGGCATATGTAGCGTTCGAAGTAAACAAAACAGGGTTAACTCCCCAAAGACCGCAAAGAGTTTGCAAATCCATGTTTTGAGAGTTGATAATGTCCATAGCAACTGGACTCAATCCGATTGCATCGTAACGCAAAGGAATCGAGGAGGCAACGATTTTATTAATGTTTTTATTGCCGTTTATCCTCTCGTCTATACGCTCGTCCATTTTGGCTCTTTGGTCAGGGGACGGCCAAAACTCAGGATTTGTAATGTTTGGCGAAATAATGCCTTTGGCTCCTCCGTTTTGGAAAGTCTTTTGCTTGGCATAGGTCGCTTCGTTATTTGCCTGTAGAGTTGTTAAGCCAGCCAAGAGTGGAGGCATTCCACGAAGTTGGGCGCCATTCAAATCCCAAGTTAAATTTGTGGTTTTAATATGTAAAACCTCATTTGCTGGAATCTCAATGTTCTGGTCGCCAATTATCAACTTGTAACCTCTCACAGGCTCAAAAAGACTGCCAGCCACAATCTCCACATAGTTAGACGGCAAAACGTACATCTCTTTTATTTTGCCCTTATTAAGGCCTTCAGATGGAGCAAATCCGTAAACAAATATCTCGCCGCTAGTATTGTACCACGTTAGCATCGAATCAAGAAACTCGCTCCAAGTTTGCATTGAATTAGGATTCTTAATCAACTGGCTTACTGGATCGGTATAACTTACATCTTCAAGCTCCTTTTTACGAAATGCTATGCTCTGCAATCTGTTAAGTTCTTTTGAGTTATATTTTCCGCCTCTGTATTTTTTGCTTCCTTCGCTCTCTTTGTAAACGTATGTCGGGCACTGCTTGCCTTTCTCGGCTATCTTTCGAATAATTGAGTAAACAAGTGCATTACCTTTGTAACCTTTGTCGATAAATGTTTGTTGATTTGAGTCATACCAAACAACCATTGTTGAGGCCGTAAATTGGCCATAAAGTATTTGATTGAGAAGGTTTACATCGGGTTTTTGTGGTGTCGAAATAACCGTAGGAGTAATGTATGACCTTAGAGCCTTTAATAGCATAGCATATTCGTTTTAGCAAATATACTTATTTATTCTTTTCTAAAAATGTAACTCCATAAAACCAAGTTACTACCATAACAGCGCGAGCGCTCCAATGCCAATTAAATACGTTAAAATCCAATGTCACGAAAACTATAAATAAATAAGTGATTAACATTAATATAAGCGCGGCAATTGTTTCTTTTTTCATATTGAGAATTCAAAGTTGTTTTTTACCATTAATTCAGTTAAACCCCAAACAAGCGCGTCAACTCGATCGGGTGATTTTCCCTTGTCGGGGTTAAAGGTTACCATTTGTGATTCTAAGATAGGGAAACTACCAACGTGATAAATTTGCCCTTGTTCGTATAATGAATATACGGGCTCGGCTCTCACATATTTTCCCTTAGTTGCTGTTACTAGCTTTATTCTAAAATTAGTTCCTTGGGACTTTAATACAGCTTCGACCATGTCACCACCTTGGTTCTTTTCAGCTACTATGCAGTCGGCGTTCCATCTTAGCGCTGCATCATTTGCGACCTTTGCCCAATGATTCGGACTATACTTTCCGCTAAGGTCTTCGAGCACATATCCAAATCCTTCACTATCTTTTCCAACGACAATTAAGCCGGTTTCGTCGCTTTGCATATTTGCAGTTACGGCGGGATCGATTGCAACAATTATCCTTGTTAGGTTTGGCGCTTCATCTATTCTAGCCTTTCCAATTATTGCGCGATTCCACAACATTCCGTCGGCGTCGTCCAACCAAGTGCCCAAAAATAGATGCTCGTAACGCGCTCTATTCTCTCGCTTGGTTTTTTCCGCGGCTTGTATGAATGAATCACTTAAATTCTCTTTATTGTCTAGGTATGTCGTATGTATGTAGGTCGTATCTTCTCTTTTCTTTTTTACAAAGTCGTTATATATCCAATGCGATTTATACGACGGATTCATTACTAGAATCACGCGGTTTGCGTTATCCTTTGCGCGTATCGATAAGTCTACTTTGTCGAATACGTCGGAGTCTGTTAATTCTTCCGCTTCATCAATTACCCAAGTTGACAAACCAGCGATCGATTTAAGATTTGCAGTGTTAACGCCGGAACTCGTTTTGATGCCGCGAAATAGTATTTTTGATCCTGTCAACTTATTAATGATTTCGGATTGTGTAATCTCAAAGTCGTTGACTTTTCCCATGATTTCTATCTTATCTAGAAACTCGGGAATAATCGATATAAACGCCGAAACCAAAGTATAACGCGTAAACAAAATTACGTGTCCTTTTTGATAAGTTAGATTAAGTAGAAACAGCGCCAAAGTCCAAGATTTGCCCGATCCACGTCCGCCGGTGATAAGATAATACCTTGTATCGGGATATTCATAAAATAACGGCTTGTAATCCTCTAATAAATTGATCATAGCCAAATGTCAAATTGTTTGTTCTCTTTATCTTGGTCTACCAAGTTTTGGTAATCGCTTCTTACTTGCTTTTGCAGTTCGTCCAATTGCTGGTTTGTTTCTTCTTCTTCTTCGCTTACTAACTTTGCGGATTCTATAGCAACTCTTTTGCCTATCCACTGAATAGGAGGCGCGATTTTCTCACCGTTGCTGGTTACGTCGATTTGCTGTTTAGGTAATCCAAAGCGATAAGATAGCCAAAGTTTTAGCGCGTTCGTGTCACCTTGTTGACATTTGTACAAAAGCGCTTCCCAAATTTTATTGGGTACGCAAATGGCGTCCATTTGTTCAATTATCTTTATTTCTTCAATTTTTGGCTTTCTACCAGCGCCTAACCTTGCGCCTCCATTTTTCCCCATGTTAATACAAAGTATTGTAAAACTGAAATAAAGTGATTATTCACTTCAAAGGTAATTGAAAATAAATAAAAAAAAATAAAAAATATATTTACAAACACTTGCACAATCTTACAAAGCTTTGTATATTTGGTAAGTGATAAGGCACAAAAAAATCGCAAAAGGCGGTTTAAAAAGTAAAAAAAAAGATTAAAAAAAGTAAAAAATATTTACCTAATTACTTGCAATTACTTACAAACCTTTGTACATTTACTTAAGAATTAGAAACAACAACAACACTAAACACACAAACAAATGAACACTTCAAACAACACAACCGCAAACAAGATCAACGAAAACACAAAAGCTAATATTATCGCTTTCGGCATCATGGCTGTAGTGATAATAATCGGAATTATTTACGGAATGCAATTGGACGCAATCGGATATTAATCATGAAAACTTTACTACAAATCATTTATACTATAATCGCATTTAGTCCAATTTTATTTTTGGGTTATTTGCTAGGATTAACACTACTTAAATAAACACAAACAATACTAAACACGACACAAAATGAAAGCTCAAAACTTATTAGGAACGGGAAACAGCAAGCTAGTAAAAACCGCCAAAGAATTCGGCGTACGGATATTTAATTTTTCAATACCAGCGGGCAACGACAAAAAGAGCGGGAAAATTACGTGTCCTTTTGCTGGAAGCTGTTTAAAGCTTTGCTATGCAAAAAGGGGAATGTATCGTTTTGGCAATGTGGAACGCGCGCTTACAAAAAGATACGAAGCAAGCAAGGAAGAAAATTTTGTTCAAACAATTACGGACGAACTCGCAAAGGTTAAAAAAGACAAACAAACCTATGTACGAATTCATGATTCAGGGGATTTTTACTCGCCTGCATACTTCGCAAAGTGGTTAGAAATAGCTAGATTAAATCCAACGGTTAGATTTTACGCTTACACAAAATCGCATTCGTTTATCCGTGGTATACAATTGCCGGAAAACATGGATTTAATTTACTCGCTTGGATCAACTAAGGACGAACTAATTAACCAGGATACAGAGCGCCATTCAAAGATATTTTATTCAGCTGAAGAAATGCAAGCGCAAGGCTACACGGATTCGAGCTATTTAGATTTAGTTGCTACAAAGTGGATCACAGAGAATCACAAAATAGGGTTAATCATTCACTAATAAAAAACACTAATAAAATGCAAGATTTATTCGAACACCCCGAAACATGGCCCGCTAATTTGCGGGCTATTTTAGCGCGTTACATGGCAAAGGAACAAACGTACACGAACTTGATACGACTTGAAAACGAGCTATTTAAAATAGGCTATTCGATTGAGTACGGTTTAGATTGTATGGCCTACAACTTAAACAAAATAAACAAATGAGAAAGCCCTATTTTACTATTCATTCAGTTAAAGCGCTCGAAAGCCGGGCGTTTTCTGTATTTCGTGCAAATATTGAGAACACGCCGGATAAATTAGAATTAGCTAGAAAGCTTTACCCAATTGAATTTTGGTATATAGAATTCCACGACGTAAAAATTAGCGTTCTTCCTGTTTATGGCGCGTAATTTTCGGGCTTATTTTAGCGCGTTTAACGCGTTTAAATTTTAGCGTATAGATTACCACTAGTAAAAAAAGATAGCTTTACCACTGGCCTAAAAATAGCCTGATAAACCAAGCGCGAAACCGTAGTATAAAACAAAAGCAGTGGACGAAACCCAAAGCAGTGGACGAAACCCAAAGCAGTAGTATAAAACAAAATAAGTAGTGGAAACACGCCGGAAAATTTAGAGCGCTGATCCGTAGAGTAAAACAAAATAAGTAGAGTAAAACAAAATAAGTAGAGTAAAACAAAAAGTAATGTCTACAAAATGTCTAAAATTTTGCGGCCGCAAATTGCGACCTGAAAAAATAAGTAGTGGAAAACAAAACAAGTAGTGGAAAACAGAACCAGCGCCGCAATCTAGTGGAAAACAAAATCCATAGTGGAAAACAAAATCCATAGTGGAAAACAAAAATTGCAGCTCGCTAGTGGAAATTAAAACCGCTAGTGGAAATTAAAACCACTCACACAAAAAACTTACCGCTAGTGGAAAACAGAAAAATAAATTTTACAATTCGTTTGCAACTAATACAATCTTTTGTACTTTTACATCATACTAAAACACAAAAACAAAATGCTAAAAGATCACCAATTTATTTATGAGAAATCTGGTTTCACTTTGGAACTGGAATCTTTCGAGAACGAAGGAATTGTTCTTGACATTTATTTCGGTAGTGGAAAATCTCTCACGCTAGAACTTTACGACGAATTAAACGAACGATTTACAGAACATTACAAAATAGTTTGCCAAATTTTAGATCCATTTATTATTGAACAATTAGAAAACGAAATCAAAAAATGCTTTACGAAATGATGACAGCCACAGAATACGGAGTATTGCGTGGCTTTAGCGAAAAATCAACAAGAGTTCACCAGATTATTCGATCTGGAGTTAATCCACCAGAGTGGGTGCATCCGCCTAGAAAGCTAGGAAATCAATGGGTAGTTTTTGTTTCAACTGAATGGATAGAAAATGGTAGAGGAAATAGTTGACCAATGGATTCTCGAGAACTACGGAAAACTAGCCGATAGTGAAAAATTCGAGATAATGAAAACATTCGAATTGTATTGGGATCAATTTAACTTCCCGTACGCTGAAATTAAAACGCTAAAACAATACCCTCCCCCCCCCTTTTTTTCCTAGTAAAAAACAATAAAAAAAACACGAAACACATGAAAGAACTAATTGCAATTCAATCGGAGCTAAAAGCTCCAAAGAACCAGTTTAACGCGTTCGGCAAGTACAAATATCGTTCTGTAGAGGATATTCTCGAAGCCGTTAAACCTTTGCTTCTAAAATATGAATGCACCTTGATTATCGAGGACGAAGTAAAAGAGGTAGGCGGAATTGTCTTCATTGAGGCAACCGCATCGATTCAAAAAGACATGGAAGGCCGAGCGGTAACGGCGCAAGCCGGCATAGACATTAACCGCAAAGGAATGGATGTGGCGCAAAGTTTCGGAAGCTCATCAAGTTACGCTCGAAAGTACGCGCTCAACGGTCTTTTCCTTATCGATGATACAAAAGACCCAGATTCCACGAATGACCATGGTGGTAAAAAAGAGGAGTTAAATCCTTCGCACGTAAAGTGGAACGGAGCAAAAGATTCTCTAGCTAGTGGAAAAGTAACGCTAGACCAAATTAAGTCGGTTTATATTTTAACATCACAAAACGAAAAACTATTGTTATCATGAATTTTAAATGTAGAGCAAGCGCACTTGGTCATTTGATGACTAACGCTAGAAGTAAAAATGAAACTTTGTCTCAAACGACAAAAAGTTATCTACACGATTGGTACAAAGAGCAGATTTACGGCGTAAAAAAGCAAATCAAATCCAAGTACATCGAAAAAGGATTGGCTTTGGAAGATCAGGCTATCGAGTTTTACTCGGTAGCTATGGAAAAGGACTTTATGATTAAAAATCTGGATAAATTCGAAGATGATTTCTTCACAGGAACTCCAGATTGTTTCCACGACGGAATAGTCTACGACTTTAAAACCTCGTGGGACTGCTTTACTTTCCCTCTGTTCGACGATCAGCCTGATAATGGGTACTTCTATCAACTGCAAGTTTATATGCATCTTACGGGCTTAAAAAAGGCCAAATTAGTTTACACGCTTCAGGACACTCCAGAATTCTTGACTTACGAGGATCCGGTAAGCTACTCGCACGTGGAAAACAAATACAGAATTAAGGAATTTGACATCTATTACGATTCAGAAGTGATTGAAACAGCGAAAGCAAAAGTTTTGGAATGTAGAGAATATTTAAACGGAATCTTGGTATAGAAAATCTTACCCCACCCCCCCCTATTAAATCATGACATCCCTAAATCAGGAACAAAAAGACGAGATAGTCAGGCTATATAAACTTAAAGTAATGAATAAAAATATAGCAACTATTTTAAATATTAGTAGGCACGTAGTAAACAATTACATCTACAAAGACTACTTGCTTACCAATGAGAGAGCCAAGAACACGTGCGCTTACATGAAGGATGCAGATCAAGTAATTGAATTATATATTAAAGGTCTTCCATATAAACAAATTATGTCTATGACTGGTGTAAAATACCATCATTTGTGTGAGTTGATAAAACTTACACCAAAAAGAAGAATTGATCCTTTATCTATAAAATTAGTTATGCAAATAGAAAGAATGGTAATGGAAAATTGGAGAACTTGCGACATAGCAAAAGAGCTAGATTTAGAGTACAATCGAGTCTCACATTGGGTTAGAAAAGCAAGAAAGGAGGGTGTACACTAGTTTACACTAAGTGTACACCTAAGTGTAAACCAAAATCGGCCTCAATTGGCTCCAATCGCAATAAGTGAACACTTTGAACACTTTTTGACAAAAATAAAAAAAAATAAATTTTCACCTAGTAAAAAAAAATACATTATAAAAAAAAGTGTAAACCTGTAAACCTAGGGCAAAAAACGGCCTAAAATCCCGCTAATTTAAGCGTATTCGCACTTTAGGGGGGTTTACACTAGGTGTAAACTAAGTGTAAACTTGTGTACACTTTTTTGCCAAAAACAGCTAAAATTTACCCTACCCCCCCTCTTTTTTCAAACCTTTGTAAAACACAAAAATGAACGTAACACTAGGAAGAGCAATTAACTTACTAAACTCAGGGTTCAGCGTAATGCCCATATCGGAGGGTAAAAAACCTCTGATTTTATGGAAGGAGTACCAGACAAAAAAGATAGAAAAGTCAGAATTAGAGAAGCTCGAATACAAGACCAAAGGATACGGTATTATAACTGGTTTTTACGATGTTGAATGTATAGATGTAGACTTAAAGGTATTTCCAACTATCCAAGACGGAAAGAAGTTCTGGAATGACTTTATTTCTTTTATATCAGATTATATTGATGACTTTAATAGAAAGTTTGTAATATATAAGACTATAAATTCTGGATACCATATTATTTATCGATGTTCGAAGGTAGATGGAAACAGAAAGCTTGCAACACTCAAGGGACATTCTCAAGCCTTAATAGAAACTAGGGGAACTGGTGGATACATTTATATCTACGACAATCAAGTATCTGATTTGTCTTATGAGCAAGTGCAAGAGATAACAGAAGAAGAAAGAGAGATTCTGTTTGGATTATGCCGGTACTTCCATTACGATGAAGCCAAGGAGGAAACTAAGATTGAGATCACAGAATATAGCGGACTTACTCCTTGGCAGGATTACAATCAGAGAAACAAGGTGCTAGATTTAATTGCAAATGAGTTTACCGCAGTTAAGCACCTCACGGATCGAATAGTGATAAGAAAAACTAATTCTAAGGATGCCTTGCATGGATTTATATATAAGGATAGCGGATTGTGTTATCTCTTTACTACGGCCACGATTTACCCTCACGAGACACCTTTAACTCCGTTTAGTATCTACGCTTACAAATACTTCAATGGAGACTTCTCAATGGCTGCAAAAGAGCTGTACAAAGAAGGCTATGGAGAACGAAAGATTCGCAAGGTAGAAATTGAAAAGATTGATATTCCTCAGGAGGATTTAATATTTCCGATTGATGTGTTCCCAGAATCATTGCAGAGTTATATTCTTTTAAATCAGAAAACACTTAATCATTCTATTGACTACATGGGTAGTTCCTTACTTTGGCTTTTGTCTTTGTGCATTGGTAACGCTTGCAAGGTAGAAGTAAAAACGGGCTGGAGGGAATCTTGCAACATTTGGATTGGATTGATAGGCAAGGCTGGACTAGGAAAAACACCTAGTATAAATGCCATTATCTTCCCTATTGCTAAGAAAAATAGCTTTGAGATTAAGCACTACCAGAATGAGTACAAAAAGTACAAGGAATTCGAGCGATTGACTGCAAAGGAAAAAAAGGATGTAGAGGAAATTAAGGAGCCTGTAAGAAAGCAACTAATTGTAAATGACATCACCGTAGAAGCTTTGGCGGATTTGCACGAGGAAAATCAAGTAGGAATTGCCGTATTTAAGGATGAATTGAACGGGTGGATCAAGGACATGAATAAGTATAAGCCTGGCTCTGATCTAGAGTTTTGGCTCTCATGTTGGTCTAACCAAGCAGCAATTCTAACTAGAAAGTCTACAAAAAGTAGCTTTGTTGCGAGTCCATTGATTCCAGTACTAGGTGGTATACAACCTGGAATATTTTCTCAAATTTCCACAATGGAAAACAAAGACAATGGATTCCTAGACCGATTGCTAGTAAGTTATCCGGACAAAGAAATTGAACACTACAACAAGAACTCTATTGATCAAGAAATATTGGATTGGTATGAGGCTTACATTAGTCAGTTCTATAACCTAGTGAGAAACCAAGTTTTGCAGTACAATAAATTTGGTGAGATCGAGAGTAGAATCATTCGATTTGATAGCAAAGCAGATATTGAGTGGGAGCGTATCTTTAACAATATCACAGATTTGCAGAACTCTGATGACATCTCGGAATATGTGAAATCCATGTTGAGTAAGCAGAAGGCTTATGTGCCTAGATTTGCTCTGTTGATTAATACGCTTTGGTCATTCGAGACCGGAAAGGATTTTGACTTTGTTACTAAGGAATCTTTACTGAAGGCAGAAAAGTTGAGTAACTACTTTATTGCTATGTCAAAGAAAATTAAGATTAGCAGTCTTGAATCCAATGAAATTAGTGAAATAATCAGGTCGATGAAAAATGAGTCCATAGAAAAGAAAATAGAGATGATTAATAAGACCATTCCAGATTTTAACCGCTCTGAGTTAGCAGAGTTGCTAAATGTAAGTAGAACAACGATTTATAAACACCTAAAAAAATGATTGAAGCACTAGACGAATTATCGGAAATCCCATTTGATGTATTTTGGGATAAGTTTAATGAAGCAAGACCTGGGGATTATGATAAGACCTACACCCAAGGGATTTGGCTAAAGATGAGAGAAGCAAATAGAGTTCTTGCATTTGGTTACCTATGTAGGTTTGGTACGGATTATAAGTCACCAATAAAACATTTAGAGGTTTTTGATTTACCATTCTAAATACCCCCCCCCTCTTTTATTGTAATTAAAATAAAAAAATAATGGAATTTGATCTATTTGGAAATGAAATAATACGAGATGAGTTATTAAGAGATAAATTCATTGAGCCACCATTTAGTGTTTTGGACACAAAAAGCGGAAATTGGCAAAAAAGAAAAAAGCTTTGGGTTAGTAAAGGTATTAAAAGTGAAGTTGGCCGAGATAATAAACAAGTAAATTCAATAAGGATGGAAACAAATGGGGAGGATATTACAAAAAATCCTTACCAATCAATATTTGATCCAGCTTTATGCGAGGTTTTATATCATTGGTTTTGTGAGGATGGAGGTAAAATTTTAGACCCATTTGCTGGCGGTTCTGTTCGTGGTATTGTTGCAAATTATTTGGGTTATAAATATACCGGTATCGATATTAGGGAAGAGCAAGTGCAAAGCAATAGAGAACAAGCATTAAATATTTTACCAATTAATAACCAGCCACAATGGTACGTTGGAGATAGCAACGAAATATTAGACTCAAATTGGAATTATAAATTTGATTTTGTTTTTAGTTGCCCTCCTTATGCAGATTTAGAGGTTTATAGCGATTTACAAGGAGACATAAGCAATAAACCCTATGATGAGTTTTTAAGATTATACGAAAGTATAATTAAAAAAAGTTGCAACCTTTTAAAAAGTGGCGGATATGCTTGTTTTGTTGTCGGTGAGGTAAGGGATAAAAAAGGCAATTATATTGGTTTTGTTCCGGATACAATAAAAGCTTTTCAAAATTGCGGAATGAAATTTTACAATGAAGCTATTTTATTAAATGCAATTGCCAGCGCAAGTATGAGGGCTGCTGGAAATATGAAAACTCAAAAATTAGTTAAGATTCATCAAAATGTTTTGGTATTTAGAAAACCCTAATTATAATGAAACCACTTGACATTCTTAAACAACTCAAGCAAGAATCGATGCTAGAATCCTATCCTAATGTGCCAAAGTATGCTATTTCAGCACCAAAGTACGAGGATAAGACGGCCAATGGACTAACAAAATGCATCAAGGAATTTCTTGAGCTTAGCGGATATCAAGCTGAGCGAATTAACACAATGGGTAGGCCAATAGACAACCGAAAGCAAGTAACCGATGTAATAGGCCGAACCAAGACCATAGGTTCTATGACATGGGGTAAGTCAACGGCAACCAAAGGATCAGCGGATATATCAGCTACAATCCTTGGTATGTCGGTAAAGATAGAAGTAAAGATAGGCGCAGATAGGCAGTCAGAACACCAGAAAATCTACCAAGAAGCTATTGAAAAGTCTGGAGGTCAGTACTGGATAGTCAAAAACTTTGATGACTTCTATAAAAAATATGAAAATTTTCTTTTATCCAATAAATCAATAAGTTAATATTACAAGACAAAACAAAAACAAACAAAACAATGGCAAATTTATCAGAAATCTTCCTAAAGCAGGAAACACTAGAAACCCTACTTACCACCGTTAAGGCAAAGGGTTTAAAAGGAGTCTCTCTAACCATCTCAATGAACGATGAGGCGAACGATTACGGTCAGAATGTGCAATCCTATGTCTCACAGACAAAAGAGGACAGAGAGGCTAAAAAGCCCAAATTCTGGACTGGTTCAGGCAAAGTATTTTGGTCTGATGGAAAACCGGCAATGGTAGTAGAAAAAAAGCAAGCGCATCAATCTAAAGCTCAATATGCCGAGAAAGAAAGCAACGACCTCCCATTCTAAGTTTATCCTTAAGCGTAGGTTTATTAACAACTTTAATGAATATACAGATTGGCAAGATATCGGATATGGAGAGTTTCTCTCCATTGAAGATGTCCAAGAAAAAATCAAGTTGATGATTCAGAACTATAAGAATAAGCACATGGAGGTACACTTTGAAATGAATGGCAAATTGCTAGATTTTAATGGGAATGAAATATCACATCCAATTAAATTTATTCCAAAATGAAAAAGCGTCTTTTGCAGTTACTTAAATTTATAAATACAGCTTTAGGTTTTATGACCTGCCTATATTTAATAAGTAAGTCTCTAGGGATGTTTGCATTGGTACTTGCTATTTTCGTCACTTACTTAAACATAAAAATTGATGAAATACTCAACGGAACAAATTAAAAGAGCAGTTAGATCATGCGTATGTTGCCAAAATAATGGCTTAAAAGTAGTTATTGACATGGAAGACCATCCAGAAGCTGGAGAGATATTATTCAATCACTTTATTGGAGAAGTTGAACCTAGATTTATAGAACTGCTAGAAAATCCTAGATATGTTATTAAGCTACAACTTATTACTAGACACTTACAACACAATTACAAATGATAAAATATAAATACGAAGAATTAGACTTTCATGTCGATTCAGAATCAGGAAACTTGGTTATCGACTACGGAGAAAATGTAGTTGAAATAGAAAATCATTTTGCATTAGAGCTTGTTGAAATATTGAGACAGAAACTTTATTTGCATAGAGAACAAAAAGAAAGTGTAATCAAACGATTCTTTAAATAATGGAAGAAGCTCAAGTACTCAATCCCTTTGGATACCTATCTGCTACTAAGGTACTCGATGAAAACCGAAAAACAAGTGAGTGGTGGATAGAATACATTTCTATCAATCAAGTAGTAGCTGAAAACGAATTCTATGTTCTTTTTTCAGATGGGTTACTGATTAAAAAAGGAAGGTCTAAATTTAGGACTAGCCAATATTTAAAATCAGAGAAGTTTAAATCATTTAAGGAATTCTATAATAAAGAATCTTTAGAAGATGATTGGGTTATGGTTGTTGGAAACTTAAATATATGATACCACCATTTGCAATACAAGTAGAAGAAGTCTTAGATCAGATTCATAAAATGCTTATCCACAAGAATCGTAAGTATGGAAACTCTGCTTTAGAGCCTCTAGGAGTGTTTAGTCAGTTGTCCGCAAAACAAGGACTACTGATTCGCATTGATGATAAGCTAAAGCGAATTAAAAACGGAAGCTTAGAGAAAGATGATGAGGACTTAGTAAATGACTTAATTGGTTACCTTGTCCTGCTTAAGATCAGCGATAATGTAAAGTAGAGTTTACAAAATGCACAATAAATGTGTAATATATTGTACATTATTAAAGTTTTTACCACTTAATGAATGGAAAATCATGCCTGATATCACAATGTGCCTAGGGACAAAATGTCCCTACAAAGAAAGTTGTTACCGCTTTACTGCTAAGCCAAGCGAGTATATGCAATCCTATTTTATAAATCCTCCTATTAAGGACGGTAAATGTGATATGTATTGGGGAGATTTAAGCGAAGCCATTTGGGGTCAGCTTCATGACATTATAAAATCTAAATAAGGTCAAGTGTTGACAAAATGGAGACAGTTGGTTACTAATATTGTCGATTTTTGGGACGAATTTATGTAAAAAGGTAACAAGCAATTCTAATAATTTCCGAATTACCACTTATAAGTTTACAGAATAGAGATTTTTATTAACCTTTAGAATAACTTTTTAGATACACCTAATGTGTGAATTTTTGTCACGGGTTGGTAGCTGTATTCAAACAGATATTTGTTATCCAAGTACGAAACTTTTGCCAAAGGATCAAGAAGTGAATTCACCCCTGCACCTAGGTAGATCCCCTTAGCTTTCTGCACTATTGTTTTGGTTTCTGTGTTGGTGATCGTGTTGGTCACCACAGGAATCTTGAAATCATTCGTAGCAGTCATTTTAAGGACTTCTCCAAGGACTTCTCCGCTAACATGGGTACTTCCATACTCAAAAGGAAAGGATGCGTTAAACTGGCTAATTTTTGGCTTAAAATCGATTAGGATTGTATCCCTTAAAACTTGCGTTTTTATCTTTGTTTTAGGTGCGTAAACCGTGTCCTTAACTTCGACAATCAAAGTGTCCGTTTTTGTCACGGTTTCAAATTTGTATACGATTTCGGTTTCAGGTCTTGGAAAAATCACAAAAGCCAACAATAACCCGATTAAAAATGCAATTGTCGCAATTCTTATGCGCTCATCGTCTAGTAACTTTCTCATTTTTTGCCTCTGAATTGAACGTAACAAATAATTAAACGTTGGTCGATGCGTGGAAATTCCTTTTCCATAACTGGGTCGGCTACACATCTAGCAACAAAATCGCTTTGACTTTCGGCTTGTTTTGGCTTTGGTAATGGCATTATTGTTCAATAAATAAATTGTCTTGTTCCAATATTTTTCTCAGTTCCTCTCGACACCATTTATAAGCCTGGTAAGTATCGTCGGATAATTCCTTGTACTTCATTTCAGACCTTAGCAACTGGTCAAAATCCCAAATGGCACTCTTATAATTATGGCCATTTATTGCGGATTGGAAATCGTCGTTTTCCTCGGGTAAATAATATTCTAAAATCGCCTTCATAAATCCATCATTACGTTAAAGGGTAATCGTCCATAATCTAAAGTTACACCAACGCCAATCGCTGGCTTTTTACCAGCCTTTGCGTAGGCCATAGCGTAACTGTCTTTATCAATTCCGCAACCTACTTGCTTGCCAAATATCTTAAAGTTTTTCCCAATTACGAAATTGGTGTAAGCTTCAGTATGTCGGTGACCTTGTACGGTACTAATTAAATCGGCCTTTGCTCTTGCAATTGCGCCTCCACCTTCGCCGTGGACATACAAAACATCGTTTAAAACGTGTTCCTCTGTAAAATCCCAGCCTGGAGTCTCTAATACTTCTTTATAGCTTTTAATCCACTTTTTAGAAATACCAGCGGTAAAAGCTTTTCTCATTACTAATCGGTCGTGATTTCCAATTATTACAACCGCCTCGGGGAAAGCATCTCTCCATTTTTGTATTCTTTCAATTGCAATGTTTAACTCGTCGACGGCGCTTAATCCGTCGGGGTCTGTTTCATGGTAACTAGCGTAGTGATTGTCGATTACATCGCCCAATAAAATTATCTTTTCACATTTGTATCGATTCTTTTGCTCAATACAAAACGGCAAATAATCATCCAGGCAAAATGGCTCGTGCAAGTCCCCAATTTCTAATACCCCACCCCCCCTCTTTGAATTTCTAATACCTCGAATAATTTCCCACTCTTCGCGGTTTAATCTTGGTCTGAATTCTTCCATTATATTGGAATATAAGTTGTTTTGCCTCCAGACCGAACGGCCTTTAGCTTTTGCTTTCTGTTTCCGCTTTTAACATAGCTAACGTGTACCCAGTCAGGATTAAAATCTGTTCCAAACTCCCATATTAGCTGGTCAAAATCTAACTTGTTTTTAATGTAATCAAAAACCATTCTATTAGTAACCTCGCCGTTGCTTCCATCCATGTCAATGTCAATTGCTTGCCCTTTGCAATGCTGGGAGCTTGCGCTTCCTTTTATAAAATCATTTAAAGCCTTGGAACGGTAACCGCTAGAAATAAAAATTGGCGTTTTAAAATGCTCCCTTATTGGCTCAAAAACTTTGTCCGCTAGTAACTTGAAATTTTCCAAATGCTCGGCCGTTGGCGTATTGTCAATGCCATGACGCTTGGCCGTGTCGCTCCTGGTAATTTCTGCTAAATTAAGATTCGGACTTATTTTCATTTTTATCTGTTTTTTTAAATATTTTTTCGGCTGCGGTTATACCTAAAGCGGCCGCACTTAATGCAGCCACGGAATAAACTAAAGCGTCATTTGGATTAAAATAAAGAGTCCAACATAAAGCAATCGCAGTAAGGACACCAACAAGCCTTTTGCTGGATGCTTGCCCATGCTCGGAAAGGAAACCTTTTGCCCATGTAAAAAACTTATTCATCGTCCCTGGCCTCTGTATTTTTTTGGTTTGTTTAATGCTTTGGAATAGGATTTTTTAGCTTTGCCATTTCGCCTGGTCCCAAAGGTCACCTTTATTGAACTTGTCGCCGCTTTAACCTTTGCCATTATTTTTTAGCTTCTTGATTTCGTTTCTTATTTTGTAAACCAAATAAACAATCGATAAAATAGAAATTATCGAAGTAAAAACGACGTTTACCATTTGTAGACCAGCCATTGCCGTGACATTTGCAAAGATTGCTAGGAAAGTAGACGGTACTCCTAACTCATCGCTTTTCAATAAATTCATTTTTAATCCCTTTTCGTTTATCAAAAATAAGGCATTTTAAAGCAAATAAAAAAGGGCTAAAATTTAGCCCTTGTATTACCCTTACTTTTCCTTTAAAGCCTCGTAAAGCGGCCCTAAAACAAGCACAGTAAAGCCTTTGGCCTTAACCTTTTCCTTTACTAAATCAGCGTCCGATTTGCTTAGTTCAATGTCGCCCTCGGAATAGTAAATTTTTTTGGCCAGCTCGTAAAGTCTTATCGGGTCGTCCTTTTCCTCGGCTGAAAATAAAGCGTTTCCAACCATCTTAGAAAGAAACATAAACTCGCCGTTTTCGTTCGTGATTTTGTTGCCCTCAATGTCTTGCAAGGCGATTGCTAGGTTGACAATCATAAATTTAAATTAGGGTTAGGTTTAATTTTTCGGCAATATAAGCATACGCTTGCTCGTTTGAATTATCCCAAGCAATATAATCCTCGCCGCTCATTGTTAAATTTCCCTCGGCAACGACTTGGCCCAATACCAAAGGCATTGCCTCTGTTCCGTCTCCGCTAGTATTTAGCGAATAGTAGAAAGAGCAAGACGTTGCAAGGTTGTCGTTAATAATGTAGGCGTTTAGCAAATTAGCCTCTAATTGCTCGCCATTTTTCCACGCTTGTACTGGTTCAATTGATTTCATTTTTTTATTTTTTTTTTTTAGTTTATACTTCTACTGCTCCAATATAATATTCGACTCCGCCAACTTTTACACGCAACCTTCTATTTGGTGTTATTGATGCAATACTAGCGGCACCAAAACGCCAATTAATTCCAGACCTAGATTCGTTTTCTGGGCTTAATGTCATAAGTTCATTGGTAAAAGTTGTGCCAGCAACGCGTAATTTATCGCCTGTGTCTGTTTGCGTTCCAATTAAAACATTTAAATTATTCACAGTCATAACGTGATTATTTGCAACGTAAAACACGTGTTTTCCTGAAGTACTACCACTAGAATGATATTGCAAATCAAATGCTGGGCCTGAAGTAAAACCTTGAATTGTTGAACCACTATTAAATAAATATATTTTTAAAGATGCATCTGTATATCCAGTAGAATAATCATTATTAAAACGGATGTTTTTTGGTGTTGCGGTTGAATTTTGACCGCTTGAACTACCTCCATTTAAACTAATATCACCCCCTGAGGTTAATGTCATTTTTATTGCATTATTAGTTCCTAATTCTAAAGAAGTAGAGCCTAAACCAGTAGTAATAAAACTTGAGTAAGCCGTTGAACCTGTTAAATAACTTCCAGCACTATTATTTATTCCAATAATTAATTGAGCGCCAGTATTAGCTAAACTCATTGTTTGATAACCAGTCGTAGCTGCTGAGCTAGAAAAAATAGCAGCATTATTTCCCATTGAAGAAATAAATGAACCAGCAGCCGTCACGCTACTTGAAAAGGTAGCTGCGCCTGTGTTTGTAATTGTAAATCTTTCAGTTAATCCAACCGCACTTGTTGCAGTATAAATCCTAAATGTATCGGCGTAAATCCTTAAATTTTCAGGTCCTCCACTATCCGCTTGGGCAGATAATGTAATATTAGTATCGTATCTTATTGCTAAATTTCTATCAGTACTAACTTTAAACCGCCCATTTCCGTTAACGTCTAGCTTAAAGCCAGTGTCTGAGGCTGGAGTTGGGCCTATGTTTACATTTCCTGTTGAGTTCCAAATACGCATTCTTTCTGTGTCACTTGTATTAAATGCCAATGGTGCGTAAACCCCAGTAGAATTATAAGTTGAATTGATAACTGCTAATGACCCCGTATGTCCAATGCCAATAAATGAATCGTTTGATGAAGCATAGCTATTTATTCCTTCAAATAAATTTGCCGAGGTTTGTTTAACAACTAATTTTCCATTTCCACTACTTCCATTGATAAATACATTTGTCCCATTATCAAAAATTAAGCTATTTCCAATCGTTGTTGACCCTGTAAACTTTGGCAAATAGTTAGTTGTCCCTGTTCCAGTGACTGGGTTAGTTAAAGTGTTTTGTTTGCCGTTAAAGGTTGTCCAATCTGTGCTAGACAAAGCACCATTTGCTGAACCGCTTGCAAGTCCAAGGGATAAAGCTTGACCGCTTAAAGACAATCCGTTTGCAGTTCCAATGGTTACGTTTCCAGTATTTGTACCGCTTAGATTGGTTGCACTAATATTTCCACTAATAGTTAATGAAACATTAAATTGAGCCGCTGATTCTGTAATAAATAATTTTTCATTATATCCTGAAACATATTGACCAGTTCCAAAATCTCCAGCCCAAGAACCAACAGACCATCTACCTAAACCTCCTCCAGTTCTTGGGAAATAATTAGATAGTTCAAATGCTCCGCCAGACATATCTGTGCCAAAACCCATAAAAGCGTTTGCGTCAGCTGCCAAGTCATAAATTTGCAATCTTGGTGCGCCAAATAATGCGCCTTTAATTTGTATTCCGTAAGTATTTTTAGCGGTTTTTGTGGCCGTCAATCCGCCATTAAATTCTGAAAATGTAGAGGTTGTTGCACCTCTTCCAGTAACAGACGCCAAGGTATCTGTCTCGGCAGTTAAATATCCAGCACCGTTGGCTATTTGATTGTTATTTGTCGGGATTGTTATAACTCCAGTACTGCTATTATAGGCGCCACTACCAGCAACAAAAGACAAAGCCGCCCTACTTCTAGCGTCTGTATAATACAAATTACCACTTTCAGGAACTGCCGCCGTGTTAAGAGTTTGAAATGTTTTGTCGCCTCGAAAGTATTGAGCCGTCGTACCAGCCGTTATGGCGTTTTCTTTATTGTTAAATGTAGTCCAATCCGCCGAGCTTAAAGCGCCTCGATTTGTCGCGCTTGCGGTCGGTAAATTAAAGGTATGGGTATCGGTCGCGCTAGAAATTGCAAAGTCCGTTCCGCTAGTTCCAACCGCAAAGAATTGCACTTGGTTTGTCAATCCGTTTAATGCAGTCAAACCAGTTGTAAACGTGGTAATAACTTGACATAAATGGTTGTCCTCTGTATGCAGCGTAATTGTGCGCCCTGCCGTGTTAACGTAATACCTTAACGCTAGCCTATCTGTTAAAGCTAGGACTGTTTCGGGAACTGCTAAGGTTGAGAAATAAGGGTTTAGGTTAGTTCCAAACGCAATCAATTCAGGAGCCGAGCTGCTTGTAGCAAGTAAAGTAAAGGTTGTGCCATCGTACTTGTAAAGCTCGACATAAAAGGATGGTGAACCTCCACTTGAAGATGCCGAGAAATACGTTTCAAAGTTCCAATTACCTCCAGGAATAAGTAGTTTATTCGGGTCTAAAGCGTCCGTAATAAACGAAGCAATGTATCCGTCAGCATTAATGCTTATGTCCGTTCCAGCGCCAAAAACTGGCGTTCTATTCAACTCTTTATAAGCAACTCCGCCTATTGTTCCTTGCGAAACCGAACCATTCAAATAGTAGCTAACAGATGAGCCTCCGCCAGTAGTTGCTGGAAAGTCAGCCAAAGAGCCATCGCCTCGAATGTATTGCCCAACAGTACCAGCGCCACCTAAAACTTGGCTTTCTGTAATTGACAAACCAGTTGAGGCCGTGGCAATTGTTACTGGTAAATGGTTTTGACCGCTTCCACTTGGGTCGACTGGATTTTGTCCCTCGGAAACAACAAAGCCTGGAGAGGCTGGGGTTGAGCCAGCTCTAACAACTTGCGCTCTGAATTTGCTAATACTTACGTCTTCCATTTATGTCGTTGGTTCTATTCCTAAATCGTAAAGCTCAATTCTCGCCGTTCCTTTTCTGCAATCTAACTCGTAACTCATTAGCGCCCAATATCGTCCGTTAAACAAGAAACTCCTAAAAGGGTCTATTGGTCTTCGTTCAATCGTTGCTAAAACTCTGTAATTCGTTCGGCCTTTCAAGTTAGCTAATTCTTGCACGATTATATCTAACAAAGGTAACTCTTCAACTCCATCTCTAGTCCAATCCGTAGAAACTGCATTGTCAAAATCTAGCAATCTAATTGCCGAAACTGAGTTGCTAGTAATTGCGTCTCCAATGTATGTATTGTAATCGGGATGCACGTTTGCATAAGGTGAGCCTGTAACCGCTTTAACTCCTAACTTAGACAAAGATAAACCATCTGTTTTCTCAATCTTTAAAGAGAGATTTTCATACCTTACAACGTATCTGTTAGGAGTTGCTCCGTTACAAATTAATTGATGCAATCGAATCTCAACCTCGCCGTCAACTGGGACTAAAACATTGTTTATCGCAATACTATTCCAAACAGAACCAGCCGTAACCGCGAACTCCATGACAGTACTTGTGCCAGTCCAAGCAAAGGTTGTTGCTCCAGTTCTTGACAAGTATTGGTTGCCAATTTTAATCATCAATCCAACTGCATGAGCGCCAGGAGTCACCGCGTAACTCGTACTTACTCTTTCAACCATGTATTGAAAGGTCAAAGAAATAGTGTTAGCCGTCTCTTCAGCAATTGTAATGGCTCCTCCAGTTGTGTTCGTACTTGCTGAAATCCAAGACAAGTTAGGGTCAGCAATTCCAGCGGTTGTGGTTGTAGTCCATATTTGCACATACTCACCCCCCCCTGAAACGTATTGCACTAAGGCCGTACTTCCACTTGGAACGCTTGACGGCTGGTTAGTTGGGATTGCTTTGTGATAATCCCAAAGCTTTAATTGGTAAATGCCGTTATAAGTTGAGCCGACACCGTTTAAATTCCACTCCTCAATCGCAAACTTAGCGTCAAATATTCCGCCTTGGCTATTTACATCTAATACTCCAAGATTTAAATAAGAGTTAAACTCTGTAAATACACGTCTAGCAGTTTCTTCGGGAGAGTTAATATCCGCGTTTAGGTCGTCTCCATTAACAATTGTACTTGTTGCCGTTAAACTTAGGTCGGGCAGAAATTCGTACATCTTGTAAGATAATTTGCCTAACTCGGTCAATCTTACAACGTAAAATTGATTTTTCCACAAAAATACGCGGCAAAGAAAAGGATTAACCATTCTTTCGATTGTGTCTTTTAGGTAAAGTTGCTCGTTTTCAATCCTTACGCCGTTGCTGAATTTCGCGTCTAGTCCATCGGTAAAGATTGCATTTTGTGGCACGTTAAATTGACGGAAAACGCTTTCGTCATAATCCATTCTAGCCTCGTGTACTTCGCAACCAATAAAGACAGGTCTTTGATCTACAAAAGATTGGTTTAAAGCGCCAACAACTCCAGACAAAGCCTGTGTTCTAGGGTCAGGCCAAGAGGTAAAATTTGAGCGTATAGAATCAAATCCTTTCAATCCATCAACCGCAGTAAAAGAGAAAAGCTTTGGCCCACTCTTATAAGGCGAAGTAATAAAGTCTGGCGCAATGTATCCGCTAAAAAAAGATTGCACTCCTTCAAACAAAAGATAATTAATTTTACTTGTACCACTAGTTGCACCAATTACAAATGTATTATTTCCAAAGGCAATGCTTTCAAAAGTTGCATTAGAAGCCGCTGGTATTGCAGTCCAATTTATTGCGTTTGTAGAGTATGCTATTCGATTAGTTCCACTACTTCTAGTTGCAACAAAATATCCGTTTCCATAAGCTATTGACTCTGGAGAAAATGGTATTGAATTACTTATCCAAGTTAATCCATCTACTGAATATCTTGAGCCAGTAGTGAATTTACCATCTGCAAAAAAAATTGTCGTAGAGTTAAAAACTGTTGCTTGCTCATCCCAATTTAAACCGTCATAAGAAGTAAAAGTTGTCCCTCCTGAAGATGAGCTACAAACCGCAACCCAAATTCCATTACCATAAGCAACACCGCTAAATGATGGATTTATACTTGTTGTTCTTGATGTCCAAGTAATTCCATTTGGAGAGGTCATTATTCTATTAGTTCCAGTACTAGCAACAGCAACATATAAACCATTTCCATGTGAAATTCCTTCGAAATACATTACCTCACTTGGAGTTCTACTAGTCCAAGTTACACCGTCTGGAGAGGTATGAATAAAAGATGTTGGAACTCCTGAAGCAATTGCAAAACCAACAGCTACAAATTTACCATTTCCATAAGTGACGTGTTCAGAACCTAAATAACCGCCACTTGTCCAAGTAATTCCATCCGAAGAATATTGCACATTTGCAAAAACACCAACAAAAAACCCATTTCCATAGGCCATGCCTCTAAAGCCTCCAGTTGGAGAAGCGGCTTGCCAATCTGTAATATCGTTGTTTGCGCTAACTTGATTTAAAGCAACTCTCCAAGTACGATTGCCACCAACTAGAAACTCGTTAAAATCTCCAGTCTCGCCTGCGATTGTAAAGTCAACCGAAGAGCCAATTATTGTCTCTAATGGGTCATTTCCTGTATTACCCCAATTGTAGGTAATATCGTTAATAAGCAAAGGAGTTACCGCTCCTGAATAGCCAGTTCTGAAAATTTGCAAGTTCCAAGCATTACCTCCATAGTTGGTAGCATACCCCCCCTGATATTTTAGACCGTAGTCATTTACAGGAGCGTTTTGGCCTGTTAAAACAACGTATGCTTTAACATCCTCACTAGGCATGGTGTAACTAAAAGACAAGCTAGAAGACAAGAAAGTATTGCTTGGAGAGCTATACCACATTGCTGTATGGTAACCCGACTCGGGCGCAACTGCAATTGTAAGCGTGGCTCCTTCGGTGTAGAATTCCAAAGGAGCAACGCCGTTAACCGTAATCGTGCCAAGACCTTCTCGAACTGCAAGTAGTAATCTATAATCGTTAGCCATTAGCCTTTATTTATCTTATTGTTTGCTTGTCCTAAAACATAAACCAAATCTTGTCCTCTTACAACAAATTCTCCACTTACGTCTCTATTTTGCTCAAACATACCTCCTTGTCCACCTCCTGTAAAAGTTGTACCGGTTTGAGATGATCCACCTCCTCCGCCTCCGCCACCACCACCACCTCCGCCGCCTTTTAATCCAGAAAAGGCAGACGCTACTAAACCAACCGCGGTTGCAATAAAGGCTGGCAAAGTAAATACGGCAGCTGGCCCTGTAAATAATGAAGATTGAGTAGCTCCAGCAATTGCATTTGCTTTTGATACTGCAAAAGCTCCAACAATTATTTTGGAAACAAATTGAGTAAATTGGCCAAGAAAATTACCTAATTGTGGATTTTTAAAGGCTTTACCAATGACAGAGCCTAATCCTTGAAAAGCAAAAGATAAATCATCCAATTTTACTTTTAATCCGTCTGGAATATTAGTTAAATTGTTTAACTCGTCTTGCAATAATTTAATTTCTGAGCTATATTTTTGAACACTGGCTGGGTCTGAGGTAACCTCTCTTAATTTATTAAGAGCAGCAATCCTTTCTTCTAATGTTTGTACTAAACCTTTACCAGTTTTACCTTCATCTTCTAAACCTTCAGTAGTTACTTTTATCTTTACTTCTTTATTTTCTAAAGTTTTAATGCTTTCTCCAAACTCTAAAGCTTTTATTGATGATTGAGTTATTTCTTTATTTGCATCAAATGAAGCTTTTTGAAATTGGTAAATCGAAAATGTGTATTGATCCCATGCATTATCTCCAGTTAACGCTGGCAGAACAGGCTCTTTAACTCTAGTTAAAACATTTATAATTTGCTTTTCGTATTGGCCAGCGCTAATTGTTAATTTATCTTGTAATTCTCTAGCAGTATCTTGTTGTAAATTGTAATCATCCCAAGCAGTACTATATGCATCAAGAGCTTTTTTATCTTCTTTTTTTGCATCAGTATTAGCTTTTGTAAAAATTGCTCCATTTTTTAATTCTGTATTAATTAATCCATCTAATTCAAGATTTGATTGTTTTATCTTATTAGATTCACCTATCCCTTTTATTTGCTGTTGTATTAAATCATTTAATTCTGATTGAATTTTAGAAACTGTTAAATCACTTGCAGCTAATTGTCCAGAAACTTTTGCAGCTGATTCAGTACTTACTCGCTTTGCATTTTCTAATTCAATCCTTTTATTTAAAATTTTATTTGCAGTTTCATTTTGCTCTTTTTCAAGCGTTCTTAAATCTGTGCTATTTTTAGTAATTTCATCTGAAAACGCCTTAGCTTTTGCATTAGAAATTATTTGCTTTGTTAAAATGTCATAAGAATCACCAACTTGACCAGTTAAAATTTGTTCTTTAGTCAAATTCCCTAAATATTCAGGATATTGTTTTTGTAATTCATCAACAGCTGCAAGTCTGTTTTTATCTGAAACATTTAAATTTTGAGCTTGTGCCGTTAAAGCCCTAAATTTTTGTAATTCTCCTTCGCTATTTTGAATACCCTTTAAAGTTGCTCTATCTACAGAACCTAAAGTTTCCTCATACTCTTTTAATCTGTCTGTTAAAGATTTAGCTGCCTTCTCTGAATTAAAAAATCCCTTTTGCTGAAGAATAGTAAATGCAGTAGTTAAAGCTGATACACCTAAAATTAAAAGATTTCCAGAACTAAAAATTGCACCAAATGCTAATTTTACTTTTGAACTTAGAGAATCTCCAGCGTTACCCAGACTTGAAAATGATTGGGCCAATTGTTGAATATTATTACCAACACCAATAATACCAAAAGGAGCATCTTGAATTACTCTTGCAAAATCAATACCTACACCATTATATCTACTAGTAGCTTTTGTTAGACTTTCTACTTTTGGAGCCGTTGCTTGAGCAGCATTACCTAATTTTTGGAGTTGTGTTGTAGCTGCATTAACTCCGCTTGCTACTCCAGCTACGTTTGCAACAACATCAACTTCTATTCTTGGATTTGACATTTCTTTCTAGTTTACTTGCAATTTCTAACAATTTCTTTGCTTTAGCAAAGTCTTGAGGTGTTGACTCTAAATGCTTGCCTAAATTATCCCATGGCAAAGGCCAAATTTTGTAAGCACTTATATTAGAGCCTTTTTTTACATGAGGTTGCAATCCTATTAATGTCTGAGTTCTAATTGCCTCAATCATTTCTTTTTGATCAATCTCATGGCCTTTTATTAATGCCTTTAACTCTTTAAGACTTAATGAAAAAAGCTGCTCATAGGGCAACTTAGTACGTCCCACGAGCAGCATTAAATTTTCGCGAGCTGAATACTCCTCGCTTCCATCGTCACTTATGTTTTTTTTTCTTGGCTTTCACCAAGACCTAACTCCAAAAGTAAGTCGGCCAAAACATCGTTAAATAATTTCATTACTTCTTTACCGTCAATCCAAATCTTTAATTCTTCCAATCCTATTGGATTTGTTGACTTACGCAAGCAAGCCACTTTGTGGCATTCATGTAGTAAAGAGTAAATATAATCTAGTTTTGGTATTGCGTTTCCACTAAAAGCCGCTGCAATTCCTAATCCTGTAAAATCCTCAAAGTTCGCCAAAGCGCCCAAATTTGGATAAAAGAAAATCTCTCCTTCTTTAAAAGGAGCTGAATGGTACTTAGCCATATATTTTGTTTAGGTTGGTATTACGCTAATAACAGGAGCGCCAGCAAAATCGAAAGTTCCTGAGAA